GAAATATAGTTGTAACTATTGATATAAAATTTTTATCAGAATTATATGAAAAACAAAATGGTAAGTGTTACTATACAAATTTACCAATCAATTTTGATGATGGTTCGGCATCTTTAGAAAGAATAGATAGTAAAATTGGTTATGAAGAATCTAATGTTGTTTGGGTTCATAAAAATGTTAACATTATGAAGAGGGACTTATCTTACGAAGAATTTTATAATGTATGTAAATTAGTCGTTGAAAATAAAAAAGAAAATATTTAATATTATGAAAGCAAGTTGGGGAAATAATGTAACGCTAACATACCAAGTTTTGTTAGCGTTTTATAACCAAAGAAAAACTAACTAAAATGACAGTAAACTCATCAAAAGATTGGATACAACAGTTATATGTTCAGGAGACAACTAAAAAATCTCCTGAACCTGACTTTTATAAGGATGATTCTGGAAATATTGTTATGACAGAATCTTTCCATATGAAACGAGGTAAATGTTGTGGAAACAATTGTAGGCATTGCCCCTACGAACCACTTTACGAAAAAGGTAATACAAACTTAAAAGAATCACTGAAAAATCAGTGATTTTTTTTATTTATATAAAATATCCCAATACTATATTTATTAGATATGGCAGATGGTATAACTTATGGTATTAATTTTCCTTTTGTAGATTCATACGTTGGAAAATATTTAGACGCTTCAGATACTGGAGAGGAAGAGGTTAGAAGTAATTTAATTCACTTACTATTAACAAGAAAAGGGTCAAGATATTTTCTTCCAGATTTTGGTACAAGATTATATGAATATATTTTTGAACCGTTAGACGGACCAACATTTTCTGAAATTGAAAGTGAAATAAGAGAATCTGTTGAGAACTATATGCCTGGAATTTTAATTACAAATATATCAATAACAGACGCCGCACAACAAGTTAACAGTCAAGACACAACATACATTAGTGAAGGTGGTCAAAGAGAATTTAAAACACCAAACATTGCAACAGAGGAGCACACAGCAAAAATAAAAATTGATTATAGAAATACAAACGGAGCTTTTAACTCAAGTGATTTTGTAATTTTAAATATTTAAAGACAAATGGCAAATAAAAAAATATCCCAGTTACCTTTCGTTGGTTTTTCAGACTATACACCAAACGATATTATTGCAATTGTAAATTACCAAAACCCTATTGGTGTTACAAACAGTACACCATTAAAGGATGTACAAACATACATTTTAAGTGGTCTTACAGATGTTTTTGCAACTGGTGGTACGTATTCCGCAGGAACAATAACAATTGAAAATACAACTGGTGGTACATTTACAATAACAGGTTTACCAATAACAAAAGAAGTTTTTTATAAATCAGCCGGGTTAAATTTGGAGTTTAAGGGGTTTTTTTATGAACCATTTTGTGACGGCGGTACAGATCCTGTTGCGATAAGTGGTAGTATACCTAATGATTTTGGTAGTATAATTAGTTCTGACATTATTACGATACCAGAGTTTAGTGGTAATGTAGTAACCGACATTGACTTGGTTTATGGTCAAAATGGGGATTTGTTTGGTGGAAACCTTATTTCCACAGCAATAACATATTCGTATACAATTGATACGTTCACACAATTAGACGTTTTACCGGTTTTTTCAGCTGTAACAACAAACGACAATTTTTCAATAACCACCTTTCAAAATGACACAAAGTTATTTATATTAGGTCTCAAATTAAGATATACAACTTTATAAAAACATACAAATGGCAAATAAAAAAATATCATACACGACTAGGGACTTTCAAGGGATAAGAACGGAATTAATTAATTTCACAAAAGAATATTACCCAGACGTAGTACAAAATTTTAACGACGCTGGTGTCTTTTCTGTTTTGTTAGATTTAAATGCTGCGGTTAATGATAATTTACAATATCAAATAGATAGAAGTGTTCAGGAAACTGTCTTACAATTTGCACAACAAAAAACATCTATTTATAACCTAGCAAGAACTTATGGTTTAAAAATACCAGGGTCTAGACCATCAGTAACACTTGTTGATTTCTCCATTGTTGTTGATGCAAATGGTGATAAAGAAGATTTAAGGTATTGCGGTATATTACGAAGAGGGGCTCAAGTCTCTGGTGCTGGACAACCGTTTGAAACTGTTTATGATATTGATTTTTCATCACCAGTAAATGCCGAGGGATTCCCAAATAGACTTAAAATACCAAATTTTAATTCAAACAATAGACTAATAAACTACACAATTACAAAACGGGAAGTTGTTGTAAACGGAACAACAAAAGTCTTCAAAAAAGTAATTAATGCAAATGATGTTAGACCATTTTTAGAATTATTTTTACCAGAAAAAAATGTTTTAGGTATAACAAGTGTTTTATTAAAAGATGGAACACAGTATACAACAATACCAGAACCACAAGAATTTTTAGGTTTAGAAAATCGTTGGTATGAAGTAAAAGCCTTGGCTGAAGATAGAGTGTTTGTTGAGGACCCGACAAAACCATCAGATCAACCCGGAATTAAAGTAGGTAGATATCTTACAACTAATACTAAATTTATAACTGAATTTACACCAGAAGGATTCTTTAAAATGACATTTGGTGGTGGTAACACATCTGCGGAAGACCAGTTGAGGGAATTTGCTCGTAATGGTTATGCGATGGATTTGAATAAATATATGAATAATTTTGCGCTAGGTAGTACTTTAAAGTCCAACTCCACAATATTCATACAATATAGAATTGGTGGTGGTCAAGTTAGTAATGTTGGTATAAATGTTATTAACCAAATTGGTACTGTTTCGTTTTATGTAAATGGCCCATCTCAAACAACCAACAATAGTGTTGTAAACTCATTGAGTTGTAATAACGTTACTGCCGCTATAGGTGGATCTAATCCACCAACAACAGAAGAAGTAAGACAGTATGTATCTTTTAACTTTGCAGCACAAAATAGAGCCGTTACTATTAATGATTATGAATCAATTATTAGAACAATGCCTTCTCAATTCGGAGCGCCAGGTAAAGTATCAATTATGGAAGAAGATAATAAGATTAAAATTAAAATGCTTTCATATGACAATAGTGGTAACCTCACAGAAGTTGTGTCAAATACATTAAAAAATAATGTCGCAAATTATTTATCAAATTATAGAATGATTAATGATTACATTTCGGTTGAAACAGCAAATGTTATAGATCTAGCAATAGAAATTGATGTCATTTTAGACAGTACACAAAGTCAAGGACAAGTTGTTACAAATATAATCAACATTACAAGTTCATTCTTTAGCCCATTAAATAGGGAATTAGGACAAAACGTTTACATTTCGGAACTTAAAAGACTAATTCAAAGCGAAAACGGCGTGATCTCAACATCAGGTATTTTTGTGTTTAATAGAGTTGGTGGTGAGTACTCATCATCCCAAACGTCACAAGAATACGAAGACCCAAGTACAAAATTAATTAAACTTGTTAATGAAACAATATTTGCAGAACCTAACCAAATCTACCAAATTAGATTCCAAAATAAGGACATTACAGTTTCGGTTTTAAATTATAAGACCGTTAATATCTCTTGATAATTTATTTTTTGAATAAAAAGATTATTTTTTGAAAATAGGAAATAAACTATTTATCAAAAAAAGGAAATTTAATGCCCAAATCATATAGAATAAAAGCCACACCCGGTGTTGATAAACACATTGACATTAAATTAGAACAAGACTTTGAATTTCTTGAAATTTTATCACTAAAGATATTACAAAGCGAAATATACACTAGGGTTTGTTCTGACTATGGTGTAATCGTTGGCCGAGTTTCAGTTAACAATGGATTTGGTTTACCAAACGCTAAAGTATCTGTATTTATTCCTTTATCAGACGAAGACAACCAAAACCCAATCATAAGTGAGTTATACCCATATCAAACACTAACAGATAGGAACGAACAAGGATATAGGTATAATTTATTACCAAAGTCACCATCATACACAAATCATTCGGCAACAGGTAGTTTCCCAGATAAAGATGAGGTTTTATTAAACCAATCTTGGGTTGAGGTGTACGACAAATATTATAAATTTACAGTAAAAACAAATGATAGTGGGGATTATATGATTTTTGGTGTACCAACCGGATCACAAACACTTGTTATGGATGTTGACCTATCAGACATCGGTTGTTTTTCTTTAACACCACAAGACTTGATAAGAACTGGAAATGCTGTTGAAAATGACTTTAATGGTAGTAATTTTAAAACGAGTTCAAATTTAGATGAATTACCACAAATTATTAACTTTAATAGAATTATTGATGTTTCACCATTGTGGGGTGATACAAACATTTGTCAATTAGGGATTAATAGAGTTGATTTTGATTTAACAAAAGAATATAATATAAAGATCAATCCGGTTTCCGTATTTCTCGGATCGATAATGTCAAATACGGATGAGAACGCACAAAAAATAAATTGTAAACCACAAAAAGATACTGGAAAATTTTGTGAGTTAATTGCCGGACCAGGACAAATTTTATCAATACGACAAACAATAAATTTAGATAATCAAGGATTACCAATTCTTGAAGAATACAAACTAATAAACGAAGGTAGGGTTATAGATGAAAACGGAGCGTTTGTCGTTGATGTACCGATGAACCTAGATTATGTTACAACAAATGAATTTGGTGAACAAGTTTTATCCTCAAACCCAAATGTGGGTATACCAACAAAAGGAAAATACCGGTTTAAAATAAAATGGCAAAATGAAAACGGTAATAGTAATGATATTATTAGGGCAAATTTTTTAGTACCCAATGTAAAAGAATACGGGTGGTCGGCATCAAATAACGACCCGTATGGGTACCCACAATTCCAAGTGTTTTATGTTGGTGTAGGTGGCAGTATTACAGCCGGTTTGACAACCTATAGTGAAACTATGACATTTAATGGTGGTTTAAGTTTACTTGAATTAATAAACGCAGAAAACCTTTCATTAACAATAAACAGTATACCCTATGTCGGGACACTTGAGAGTTTAAACGTTAATATTGGTGACATATTCCAATGGGCATTTACGCCAATTGATACAACACAAAACGTTATTATAAAATTCCAATTTTACCCACAAGATTATTTTGACTTATTAAAATCTTATGCGTTTAGTCTTGAGTGGGACGATTACGTAAACCCAGTTGAAGCCATAAATTGTGACGACACTTTTTATCAATTTAATTATAATAAGGTTTATACAACAGCAATGTTTCTTGACCGTTATAAATTTGGTGCTGCCAGATGGACACATTTGGGTATTAAAGAAATTGATGATAGAACTTGTAGGACAGAAAATAATATTTACCCTGTTAATGATATAATAAGAAATCAAGATTTATGGTTTCAGTTACTTACGTTTTTATTAAACATTTTAACATTCCCAATAATGGCTCTTATTGTAGCAACACACCTTGTTTACACACTATGGCCATTAGTAAAAGCACTTATACTTTTTGCAATCATCATTACTGGTTATTTTATTGTCCAATACGCTATGAATCTTGGTGATGCAATTTCATACGTCAGTTCATTAGTTCCTTCTTTGAGTATTTGGGGTGTTATAGTAATTGGTCTTGTTTATACTGGTCTTTTAGCTCTTTTAGGGTTACTTGGTTATATGACATATTTGTTTTTTAGATATATTGTACCATTAAAACGTGTTCCGATCTCATTACCACTATTGTCATACCCAGAATGTACAAACTGTGAATGTTCATGCACCGAACCAGAAGTTGACGAGATAACACAAAGTGATATTGAACAATTTATAACAAATTCATATGCAGATAACCAAATTGTTATACCCGGTATTGGATCTACTGATGTAACATCAATATCAAATTCACTTTTAGCACCAATAAACCAAGCGTCAAATTACGTACCGGAACACCCAAATTTTTCACAAAGACCAGGGTTTTCACCAACAGATGCAAATGGTGGTTGGTTTTATAATGGTGGTCAATATAAATCACTAACTTATTCTGTAAATGACAATGAGTTAGACACAACCAATGTGGTTAGAGCAACAGTTGATTTTAGAAGATTATTTACTGGAAGTGACCTTATTGTTGGTTCATCAATCCAAAAACTCCACGCACCACAACCATTTTTGTTTGCCGCAGATAAAAGTCTTGGTAATGATGAAAGATGGTTTGGGTTTCCAACAGACGTTACATACTCACAAAAATTAAACGAGTTTAATTCTAGAGATAAATACTTTAACAATGCCTCACCATTAGGTAGTTTAAATAGAATAACCACTACGGTAAACCCATCATTAGGTAGTGATTCTTTTGATGACCAAATTTTAGTTATTTTAGTTAAACCAGGAACAACAGGACAACTAGTAAACCAATTAGTTAGTTTCCAAAACCCACTAACATCACCCGCTTATGTTAATATAACCGGAGCAACAGAAAATCAGTTTTTAACAAATTCCATAACAGGGACAACAACAACAGGGACAACACCATTAGTAAAATTTGTAAATTATGCCAATCCTACAGACCCCTCTGGTGTTTTAGAGTTAACGGCACAAATTAAAATTAACCAAACAACAAATAACGGTGAATTTAAATATCCAAACGACATAGAATATTTCCAGGTAATAACCGGTTTGACAGTTTCACAATTTTTGACACAATCAAACGGAACTAATAATCCACAACTATTTCACCAAGAATATTTAAGACACAAGATTAATTATGTTATTGCAAGAGCCCTTGAAGTTTCATCAAACAATACAAGTAATTATCCGTTTACTACCGGACCTAGTGCTGAAACTTTCTTTTATACAGACCCAGACCTTGTTTCACATACAAGACAAATTGGTAATTATGATTCGTTATCGTCTTTGACAAATTTCAATACGTATGAAATATTATTTTTAACAAGAGGTGTTGACCCATATACAGATAAACAAGAAATTAAGTACGATTTATCTAGAATATTTGGTTTTACAACACCAGACAGTGTCACGTTTACTGGTTTAAAATATTTAAATATCCCAATTAGAGGAACTAACTCACCGAAACCCAAATCACATAATACAATTGATAATTCAGATAATAGGTTATATTACCCATCCTATACGTTTACTGTAACAAGTCCATACACGGCCTTCACATCGTTTAACCCTTATTACTACTTATCAACGGATGATACAACGTTAAACAGTACTGGTGGTGGTTTACCAGGACCTGGTGGTGCGAACTATAGACCTAATGTAAATTTACCTATATTATCAATATTGTCTAATACTACAAACTTAATTTCTAGTGACAGAACATTACCAAATTATAGTACTTCTTATGTTGGTGGAACATCATTCATTGCTTCAAAATTTAATAACTTAAATATTACAAATTGGGCAACGTTTGCAGATCCATATTTTATAGATAGAGTTGGTAATCCTTCTGTTTATGGTTATCCAGAAGAACTAGACCCAGCACAAGACATTTATTCTGTATATTCACCAGCATATTATAGATATACTGCAAGTACAACTAACCCATTGGTTGGTGTTGATTTTAACAATTCATCTAGATTGGTTATGAGAAGTGACAGACTCCCAACATCAGATAAAACACAAGAATCTGAATTAGGTACGGGATTTGCACTACATCAAAACGATAATTTTGTGATTTACGTAAACATCGGACTAGCTGTGAACATACCGTTAAGTACTGGACCACAAGAAATTACTGGTGAAAGTGCTGATGAAGATGAAATGTTAACAGGTATAACACAATCATTAGAATGTGACAATATGGTGCCGTTAAGATGTTACCAAGGAACAGGATTAAACTTGGGTATTGATCAAGATTGTGTTGATGACAATAAAAAAAGATTTGTTAAGGGGTGTTATTGTTTCCCAACAAAAAAAGCCGGAATTTATATTTTAGGTATTCCGGATGATATTGAATATTTTTTAGAGTGGAAAACAAGATTTACTGTTTTATATGCCGCTTGTAGAGGGATTTTTTCTCAAACATTCCAAAACAACTGGATTAACGGTAATTTATATATGTTCCCAATAAAAAAAGGAAATCGGTATTTTTTAAACCCATTAAAAGATTCGGCTTTTGATTTTTGTGACCATAATGTCATCTACAACGAGATAAGTGATAATTTTTATTATAGGAGTTCACCTTGGGACAGTACTTTTAATTTATTTATTGGAGCCGAAAGACCAAATGGTAGTACTTTTGGTGGTGTCTTTATTGGTTCTGGTGGATTTAACGATAAACAAATCCAATTCCCAACAACAATTATGGATTTAGGCCCTAGGGATAAGTTTATAAATGAAATTTGTGGTGATAATAACTTACAAGGTTACTTCATTGATCAAGTAAAATCAACAAGTTATAGCGACACATCTGACATTGTTAAATTGGGGTTTTTATCAAGATTAGTTAATGCCAATTTTATTGAACAAATGTTTGGTAATTTTTCGTCTTCAGGTACTTTTTCCGAAGGTGTTGGAATAAATCAGTTTTTTAATAGTACAAGAGGTGGATATAGAATTGACGGTGATTTTGCTCAAGCATTATCTATTAATTCGGAATTTAAAGTAATTTCTTTTGCTACAGACACATATCCTAATAATTTTATATATGTGGGTGAAGACAACAACACGCCTTTTGGTAGAGGACTGTTCGGTATTTTTTACTCATCATCAACCGAGGATGTTAAATACAGAAGAAGATATAGTCCAGGTAGCGAAACGTTTAATCAATCACCACTCATTCAGTATAACTACGGATACCCAAACACACAAAATGTACCACATTATAGATGGAAATTAAAATCAAATTCAAACGTTATTTTTGGTACTGAAGACAATAACTGGAATACAACACCAGATCAATTTAATGGGTTTTATGCTAAAGGATATCAAGATTTAAATTATCTAACAGACCCATATTTTAAAATACTTGGTGGAACTAATGTTGGTTACATAACCAAATTTAACGCTGCCGGAGTTCCTGTTGATTCTAATTTTGGTGTATCACCAGGACTACCACCATCTTCTGGTCCAGTCGTTGGTGATTTATCACATAACATTGTGGGAGCACCATACCATTTTTATTTTGGTCTTAAAGCCGGAAAAACAGCAATAAATAGATACATACAAATTTACCTTAACCTAGAGTAAGATGAAGATAGATCAAACAACAATAATTTTAGGTTCTGAAAAAAATGCGGTGAGCATTGATACGGATACGACCATTGATGTTTCATTAGAACAACAAGGTAAAGACCTATATGAACTTGATAGGAGCGCTGACGTTGATTTAGCCGTTGTATATAACAACGAAAGACAAAAATCAACGATTTTTAGACCTTCGGCAAAATTTAGTATTGTTTTTGAAAATTCTTATACTGGATCCACAAATTACTTACCATTTAAAAATAATTTGT